GACATGGACGTGATCCAGATCGATAAAGTGACGAATGCCGGTGAAAAGTATTTCTTTAAAATGCTGATGAAGGCGGACACGAATATCGCCTGGGGTGAAGAAGTCGTCCTGCTGGATTCCAGGGAGGTGGAAGATGCGGAACTTAGCGGTACGACCATTACGCTTAAAAGCCCGTCCGGACAGATCGAGATCACGCCGGAAGCAGCCGCAACCTACAGCATTACCGGCGGCGGCGTTATTCTGGGCGCTCGCTTGTGCATTGCCAATAAGGCCACGGAAAAGGAAAATGTAATCACTATCGGAACATTTGACATAGAAGCGGGCAAAACCGTGACTGTCGGATATGACGGCAAGAATTGGTTCAAAGCGGCAGGAGGCGCTAAGGCGTGAAGACTTCGGAGAAAGGAAAAGCCCTTATCCGGGAATTTGAATCGCTGCGCTTGGAGGCTTACCGTTGCCCCGCCGGAGTCCTGACCATCGGTTACGGTCATACGGCAGGCGTAAAGGAAGGCGACCGGATCGATAAAAGGCGTGCCGAGTATTTCCTTGATAAAGACCTGGAAGACGTGGAAGCGGTCATAAACCGCGAATGTCCGGGGGTGAACCAGAACCAGTTCGATGCGCTTGCCTCATTCGTTTTCAATCTGGGGGTAAAGAAATTTCTTTCCTCCACGCTGCTTAAATGCGTGAAGGCGAATCCTGGCAATCCCAATATCCGGGGCGAATTTCTAAGATGGATAAAGGCGGGAGGCGTCACCCTGTCGGGATTGATGCGCCGTCGCCGTCGGGAAGCGGAACTGTACTTTTCATAAAGGAAGGAGGTTTTCCCGATGGACCATTTCCTGGACATACTGCAAACGGTATTTAGCGCCAGTGGCTGGATTTGGGGTGTCCTGTTGTTTTTCCAGACCCGCAAGCTAAAGAAGGCGCAACTGGTAAAAGATACCCGGGCGGTATGGCAGGAAATAGCCGAATCGAACAACGAGTCACTTTTAAAACAAAACGAAAGACTGATAGAATTGCATGAAGAATTTTGGAAACTTAAAGACACTCTGGAAATGGTGCTGCACAAAATTGTTGTCTGTCGCCATTATGATCGCTGCCCTGTCCGCATTCTCGTGCAGGAGCACGAAGGGAACTTCTACCATAGAAGGGGCGGACAGTCTCCGATGGGACAAAAAGGTTTCCGTCACGCTCGCGACAATCCCGTCGAGCCTGGCCAGGATGGAGATACCGATCGACAGCCTCCGTAAGCTCCCCGAGGATGCCGTCTATGAGAAGAAAGAAGGCAAGGCAACCGTAAAGGCCAGTGTAAAAGACGGGACGCTTCTGGTTTCCGCCTCCTGCGACAGCCTCCAGGCGCTGGTCTACAGCCAGCAGGAAGCACTGGTGCGTATACGTGATACGCTGGAGCAGTACGAAAGCCAAAAAGGACCGGATGTATTTACATTTTGGATGCAAATCAAATGCTATTTGACCGGTGCTTTAATAGGATTTACGTTGACATATTTTATAACCAAAATCAGAAAATAACAATGGATAAGAAAAAGACACGTTCCATCGGACTCAAGAAAGCGATGTTCGGGGATGTAAATCCCGAAGGAGGAATGCCTTCGGCTGAGAACCTCCTGCAATTGGGGAATACGCTGAAAGGGACGGCTTCATTCAACACGGAAGAAGACAGCGCCCAGGATTTCTACTCGGAGGAGAACGGTTCCACCCCTGAAGAATCCGTTCTGACGGAACCGGGGTTGAAACAGGTGAAGCTGAATCTTATGGAATGGGACAACGAGACGCTGAAAAAAGTTTTCGGGGGTACGACCAAAACGGAAGATGTCACCGTCGAGGGCAAGACTTACAGTGTCGAGAAGTTCGTAGCCCCCAAGGACATGGTCACTGTCGAAATGGCCGTAAGGGTCATCAGCCTTTACAACGTATGTATCGACATTCCCCGTGCCCAGGTCAAGGCCCGTTTCGTATGGAACCTGACACGTACCGATATCGCCCAGATCGAAATCACGGCAAAGGCAATGGCTCCGATCGGAGCAAACGACGGTCCGTATGAGGTGTATAAGCTGGGTGAACCCAAAGCGGAAGAAGGAGCATAAGGATGGGACGCAAACTTCGTGAATCGGATGCGGCCGGGGCAATGCTGGATGACACGATAGCGATAGACATTCCGGCGCCCTGGTTGCTCCGAAAGTTCGGGCAGAAAAGTATCCGGGCATATTTCCGTCTTCCGGTTTATGCGACTCTTTTAAGGATCAGCAAGATGTATACCCGCCTTGGAATAGACCTGACAAGGCTTCAAAAAGGGGAACTGCATGAGGTGATGCACATCATCGCCAAACATGGAAAGAGGGTTTCCCGTATTGTTGCGACAGGGCTGCTTAGGGGTGGAATAACGAATTTTCTATTTTGCCGGTTGCTGGCCTGGTATCTTAGAAATCACATGACATCGCTCGGCATGGCGCAACTGGCAAAGATCATGTTGTTGCTTTCAGGCGGTGAACATTTCGCCAGTATTATCAAATCGGTCGGTCTGATGAGCGTGACCAGTCCGGTTTTGAGCCAGAAGGAAACGAGGAGTTAACGGTGGAATTTATTCCGCCCCATAGCCCGTTTGGACAAATAAAACAAATTATGGAGGCCGGTTTCACCTATCATGAAATCATGTATGAAATTCCCTGGTGCGTGATACTTAACATGATTAGCGACACCGGAGAAACCAGGAAAAAACAGGAAAACTCAGATTTAGAAGAAGGCGAACCGATCAGTTCCGAACAGGAGGAACTGGAGTTCCTCGGCTTAGCTTGAAAAGTGTTATGAACGAGACAGTACAGGTTACATATAAATTCGGTGGGGACCTCGACAAAAAAGTCGAGGAAGTAACGCTGGGTATCAAAGGACTGCGGGACGAGTCGGAAAGCACATTCCGCCGTTTACTGGAGTCCAGCGATAACACGTTCAATTCCATGAGCGAAAATAACCGTCGCCTTGCTGTCAGCATTCAGGAAAACATCAATACCCTCCGGCAATTATCGGCAACGGAAGAATCCCTGGAGAACAGCAGGGCGCAGGGGAACATATCGACAGCCGCCTATCTTGAAACCAAAGCCAAATTAGTAGTAAGGGAAAATGAGCTCCGTGAGGCGATCATTACCGGGACACATACTTTAAACGAACGGATAGGCAAGGAAAAAGAGGCAGTCGGTTCCTTGAACTCGTTGCGCGGTAGTATGATGTCACTCGTTGATACCTACCGGTCCATGAGCAAAGCCGACCGGGACGGGGAAGCGGGCAGTCAGCTACTTACAAAAATCCAAAACCTTGACAAGGAGATCGGCCAGGCAGAAAGCCGTCTGGCCGGCCTCCGCAGTGCCGGAGGAGCCACATTTAACAGCCTTAACATGTCCGTCCAGCAGGTGGCGAGGGAACTTCCCTCGCTGACCATGGGCGTGAATACCTTTTTCCTGGCCATATCAAATAACATGCCGATCCTGATCGACGATGTAAAACGGGCACGCCAGCAATATGCGCTCCTCAAAGCAGAAGGACAGGCGGCCACCCCGGTATGGAAACAACTCGCATCGTCCATCATTTCATGGCAAACGGCGTTAGTTGTTGCCATCACCATGCTTTCCATGTACGGGAAGGATATTATCGCCTGGGGACAGGATTTGTTTTCCGCAAACAAGTCACAACGCCTGTTGACCGAAAGTTTGCAGGAATTTAACGAGGAACTGCTGAAGGAACGCCAGTCACTGGAAGAAGTATTCAGCCGGCTGAATAAGACGAAGGAAGGGACGGAAGGCCGGAGAAAAGCCATCAACCAAATCAACGACCTGTATGGAAAATACCTTCCTAATTTGTTGTCGGAAAAAAGTTCTCTGGATGAAGTAAACGCCGCTTATAAACGGATTACCGCATCGATCAGGGAAAATGCGGCGGCAAAAGCCCAGGCTTCGGCTACAAGCAAAGTTGCGGACAAGGCGCTCAAAACACAAGCGGAGGCTTTAACTTCCATGCGTAACGAACTGAAAGGTCAGGACACGGGGTTTATAGACCGACTGATCGGCGATATCATGGACCTGACGGAAGAATCCGAGCGTGCCGGATTAGGCTTCCAAAAAACATGGAGCACGGTCCTGGGAAAAGTACAATATGAAACGAAGGGTATAAAAATAGACAGTGATTTTTATGGATCACTCGAAGACTATATCAAAAGCTACCTGGAATCGGAAAAGAAGATAAAGGATATCCAAAAGCAGTATAACCCGTTTTTTAACAAGGAAGAGGCTGAGAAGGCGATCACAGAAAACAAAGAATACTGGGAAGAGGTAAAGAAACAGGCGGAATCCGTACTGGAAAATATATCTGCGGAACAGAAAAAATTACTGGATGCGGGAAAAACTACCGGCATAAGTGAAACGACGGTTGCAACATATAAAGAAGCGCGTAAAAATATAGAGGAAGCCACCGCCGCCCTTAAAGCGTACGATTCGTACGACAAGCAAGGGAAAGAAGCGACCCGGAGCATGAGCAAGGAACAACGGGAAAAGGAAAAGGCCAATGCTGTCAAGGCGGAAGCCGCCATGCGCCTTCTGGAGATCGAAAGAGGGGAACAATCCATTGCAGAGGCAAAAAGCGAACTTGAATTGAAAAACCAGGCTTCGGAAATAGCCAGGATGAAAGACGGGGCGGCCAAGGAATTAAGACAGATCGACCTGGAGTATCAACAGAAATTGTCCTCGATCCGGAAATATGAACAGAATTTGTTACAGGCACAGCAGGAACTGGAGAAAAAGAAGTGGGAAATGGAAAACCCCGACTGGAAGAAAAAGGGACTGGAATTTACTCCGAAAACGACTTCGACGGACCAGTTGCCTTCAGGGATCAGACGGGAAGTAGATGATTCCAGGGATAACGCTGCACTGGCTGCGGATAAGGCAAAGGAAGATGTCTTAAAAAAAATGCTGGAAAAATATCAGGACTATGACAGCCAGAGGCGGAAAATCGAAGAAAAATTTACAGCGGATTACCGTTTTCTTTCTTCCCAAAGGACCGAGACGAACAGCAGTGACATAGATGCGGCACTCATTCAGCTCGAAAAGGATAAAAAGAAGGCTTTATCGGCAATTTCATTCGACGAGTTGAAAGATTCCGATTTGTGGACGGCCATATTTTCCGATCTGGGTAAAAAGTCCCTGCCCGTCCTGGAAGAACTCCAGGTCAAAGCCAGGGAGGTTAATACGTCTACCTGGACACCGGAGAATGTAAAGGAATACCAGGAAGCGATCAACCGGCTGGAAAAAGAAATAAGGTCCCGCAGCCCGTTCAAGGCGATCCGGGACGATTGGAACAAACTTCTTAAAGCTATTAAAGGCAAAGACGGGAAAGTCGATAAGAATGCCATATCCGAGGCGCTGAGCAATATCGATGAAGAAATACAGTCGGTGCTTTCTTCCCTTTCCACTGTATCGGGCGGAGTCGGTGATATTTTCGGAAGTGATGCCGGATATGCGGCGGAACAGACTATGGAGCTCGCATCAGCCTTGGGCGGAGTCGCCACAGGCGCGGCCCGCTTTGCTTCGGGGGATATCCTGGGAGGTGTCACCAGTGTTGTCAGCAGTATAGGCAAGGTTTTCGCCATGGGGAAGAAAGTAAAGGAAATGAACCGTCTGGCCCGGGAGGAAAACCAGAAATTCTATGACAATGCCATGGAAGGGGAAAAGGAATACCAGAAGATGGTTCGGGAGCGTTTACGCCTGGAACAGCAGATCGGGGAAACATCCTTAAAATATAATAAACGTATCACGACTGAACTCAAACAGCAATCAGGAGACGTTCAAAAGGAGTATGAAAAAATATGGGCCGAATTGCAGGGGGAAGAGTTCATTTCAGGAAAAGGTTACAAACACGGTACATGGTTCCGTAAGGCCAAAACATGGAATATATATTCTTCCCTGGCAGGCAAGAGCTATGACGATATAGAAAAACTGTATACGGAAGGCCGCCTGGAAGAAAAGGTCGCAAAGTTGTTCGAACAGCTTAAAGCCTTGAAGGAAGAAGGTGCGGATATTGATCAGATGCTCGCCGACCAGGCCGAGAGCATGCGTGAAGCCTGGACGGGAACCACCTCTGACAGTATCGCGGACAGCATACTTCAGGGATTCGCCGAAGGGAAACGCTCGGCGGCGGATTTTGCGGACAGTTTTGAGGAAATGTTGAACAATGCCGTGTTGCAAGGAATAAAGCTAAGGGCTTTGGAAGAACCGCTCCGCCAATGGTACGAGAAATTTGCCCAAGCCAGTGAAGGCGGTCTGACAGAGGA